AGCATCAGAGCGTCTTGCTCGTCACACTCGTGAAGAGGAAATTGAGCGTCGCTCAGTAGGAACTGGCAACTTTGCTGGTCTCGTAATTCCTCAGTACCTTGTTGATCTAGCAGCACCATTTGCTCGTGCAGGTCGCCCATTTGCAGACTTCGCAACAAACAAGATGGTATTGCCAGCAGCAGGTATGACACTAAATATCTCACGCATGACTACTGGTACATCAACTGCAGTTCAGGCTGCTGAAAATGATGCAGTATCAAATACAAATGCTGACGATACACTATTGACTGTGAATGTTCGTACAATCGCAGGTCAACAGGATATCTCAAAGCAGGCAATTGAGCGTGGAACAGGTATTGACCAGTTCATCATCCAGGATCTTATCCGTGGATGGCACACAACACTTGACGACCAGATCCTTAATGGTGACGGTACATCAGGCTCAATGGTTGGTCTTGAAGGAACAGTAGGAACAAACAATGTAACCTTCACTGAAGCATCACCTACAGTTGCAGAACTGTATCCAAAGTTAGCAGATGCTTACCAATTGGTACAGACAAATGTATTCCAAAACCCAACACACTGGGTAATGCACCCACGCCGTCTAGCATTCTTGCTTGCAGGCGTTGACGGTTCACAGCGTCCACTCGTTCTTCCAGCCCTAAACGGCCCAATGAACGCAGTTGCAACAGGTGCAGGACAAGCATACTACGGTAACTCAGGTTACACATTGATGGGTCTACCTATCATTGCAGATGCAAATGTTCGTACAGACGCTGGTGCTTCAGGTACTGAAGATCGTATCTATTGCGTAAATGCAAATGAAATGCATCTTTGGGAGCAAGCAGGATCACCATTCGCATTGAACTTTGATGCAACAGGTGCAGGCTCACTCACAATCAAGTCTGTAGTCTACGGATACGGAGCATTCACTGCTGGTCGTTATCCAGGAGCAGTATCTATTATTTCAGGTACTGGTCTAGTAGCACCAACATTCTAATCTAAAAAGTATTCTCAGTAGGGCTAGGTTCGCTTAGCCTTACTGGGATACCCAGGAAAATATCCTAGGGTGGCAGGTGGATTTGGTGTTCGCCCCGTTTATCAGGTTCACCTGCCTTTACCTTAAGAAGGAATTATGAAGAGAATTAAAAAGATTTTTAGAATTAAAAAAGAAACAGCAACTGCAACTCCTAAGATGGAGAAAGCAATGTTGCCTAAGATGGAGAAGAGGAGCAAATGAGTAGACCTACGCTTGCACAGAGTTCACAGCCTAATAATGTCTATACGACTTTAGCAGATGTGAGAAATGCACTGCAGATTGAAGACAGCCTGGATGATAATGATATCCAAGCAGCGATTCTTGCTGCAAGCCGTATGATTGACGAGTATTGCCAAAGATCTTTCTATCAAGAAGGTACATTAGCAGCACCTGTAACTAAATATTACACGCCGTTAAGTCCGTGGTATCTAGAAATAGATGACCTTATTGAACCAACAGAAGTAAGATCAAGAGCAAATCAGTCTGGACCATTCACACAAGTCTGGAACTTAGACACAGATCTTATGTATGAGCCTGTTAATAATCCAGAAGTAGGTATGCCAATAACAAGACTATTAGCAATTCAGACATATGTCTTTCCTTACTTCTTTCCTCAGACAGTTAAAATAACTGGAGTCTGGGGTTTCAAAGCAATACCTTACGAAGTAGAATTAGCCTGCAAGATTCAGGCATCAAGATTATTTGTTAGAAAGCAATCTCCATTTGGTATTGCAGGATCTGTAGAACTAGGAACAGTTCGTTTGAACTCTCGTCTAGATCCAGATGTTGAGATGCTTCTAAAGACATACCGTAGAAACTTTGGATTGGCATTCTAATGGCTATTTCCAATATCAATGGTGTAAGAGATGCGTTAAAAGCAAATCTACAGACAATAACAAACCTGAGAGTTTATGATTTAATTCCAGATGTTATTGTTCCACCATGTGCAGTAGTAGGACAATTAGATTTCACATTTGATATTGACAACATGCGTGGCTTAGACCAAGCATCTGTTGATATATTTGTGATTGTACAAAGAATATCAGAAAGAACAGGACAAGACAAACTTGATAATTTCCTGGCTGGAAGTGGTAATGGTTCAATCAAAACTGCTTTAGAGTCAGATAGATCACTAGGTGGCCTTGTTGATACACTCAGAGTTATAAGTGCTGAAAGTGGTACATATACTTCTGGTGATCAGTCTTTCTTATCATACCGTTACAACCTCACAATTTGGGGCTAAGGAGAAAACAATGCAATATGTAGTATCAGGTGCTAAAGTTTGTGGTAAATTAAATGGTGAAAAACTTACTACAAGTGATATACTTAGTGCAGGAGGAAGTGTTGAACATCTTCTTGCTTCAGGCAATATCAAAGAATCAACAAATACACCAAAAGCAGTAAAAGAAGTAGAAGCAGTTCAGCAGGTAGTGGATACACTCCCTGTTTTTAATCTAGATAACGAACAAGGAGAAAAACCATGGCAAGAATAGTACTAACAAATGTACAGGTAGTAGTTGGAGGCGTAGACCTCTCAAATCATGTTGCTTCAGTAACGCTTGGAAGCACATATGATGTAATTGAGACCACTGCATTCGCAGGAGGAAATGTTCCAGACGCAGCAAAGACTCGTACAGCAGGACTTGTTGATAACTCAGTAACACTTGAGTTCCACCAAGACTTTGCAGATCCTGGTGCAGGAAACACACCAGTAGAACAAACAATTTATCCACTACTTGGAGAAGTTACGGCTATTGAAGTTCAACCAATCACTTCAGCAACACAAGGACCAACCAATCCTAAATACACATTTGAGGCTTTGGTTTCAGAGTGGACACCACTAAACGGTGCTGTAGGCGAATTGGCCACTGCATCTGTTACATGGCCAATCACTGGCGCAATCACAAAGACGGTCTAATAACAAATGGCAAAATTAGTCTTAACAAACGCAAAGGTAACTATTGCAGGAACAGATTTGAGCGACCATATCGCTTCAATCTCTCTTGCAACACAGTATGATCTTGTTGAGACTACTCAATTTGGTCAAACTTCAAAACAATTCGTTGCTGGCCTTGCTGCTAACACAATTACTTTTGAATTTTACCAAGATTTCCAGGCAGGCTCAGTAGAGTCAATAATTTTTCCTCTACTGGGCACTGCTACCACTTGTAGAATAAAACCAATAGATGCTGCAAGATCAGCAGATAATCCTGAATACATCATGGATGGAACAAATGGATCAGGTAGAATTCTAATTTCAGAGTGGCAAGCATTAAATGCTGCAGTAGGAGAAATAACAACAGTAAGCGTAACATGGCCAATATCTGGCGATGTTATCAAATTAACAACACCTTAGAAGGGGCAAAAAAAATGGACGGACTACATATAAAAGTAAAGACTACTGATGGGTTTGAAGGAACACTATCCTTAAGACCACGATCAATAGTATCGTTTGAGCAAAAGTTTGGCAAAGGATTTGCTAAATTGCTTAGCGAAGATCAGAAACTAGAACACATCTACTTCCTTGCATGGAGTGCATTGAAGGATAGTGGGAAGGTTGTGAAACCATGGGGCGACAGTTTCCTTGACACATTAGACAGTGTTGAATTAGTTGTAGACCCAAATTTAGAATCCACAGAGACAGCCTAACATATTCGTTAGCAATGATTTCTGTGGAGTCAGGCTTATCTCCTAACGATTTGCTTGATGCTCCAGATGGAGTACTTGAAGCAATAGTTATTTACCTTAAAGAAAGAAATAAAGGAAACGATTAAATGAGCAAAGATGCAATAGTGTTGGTTGGTGTTAAAGATACACTAAAAGCATTGGAGTCTTTTGATAAGCAAGCAGTTAAAGAATTCACTAAGGTTATTAATTCTGAACTCAAAAATGCTAAACAAGACGCTCAAGGATTTGTTGCTGGTGATCCACCTCTTAGTGGGTGGAGCACACAGCCTCCTAAAAAACCTCGTTCTCGTGGTGGTGCAGGATGGCCTGCTTGGGACCAAAGTGTTATTAAGGTAGGAATATCAGCAACTAAGGCTGAAGGCAAAGTAAGAAGAGACTACACAACTTCTGCGGGAGCGTTGAAAAACAGATCAGCAGCAGGTGTAATATATGAATTAGCAGGAAGAACAAATAGAGGTACTGGTACATTTATTAGTAACCTTGAGAAGAAAGAGCCAAAAGCATCTCGTTTAATCTGGAAATCAGTAGACAAGAATAAAGACAGAATAGTTAAGAATGTTTTTGATGCTTTTGAAGATGTACAGAGAAAATTACAACAAAATTTAGAAAAGGAGCGTGGCTAGTATGGCATCAGGTGCAGTAGTAGCCAGAATCCTCACCCAGTATTCTGATAAAGGATCTAAGCAGGCTCAAAGAGATATTAAGAATCTTAGCAATAAGATTGATGCATTTGGTAAAAAGGCTTTAAAGTCATTTGGTATTGCAGGTGCTGCCTCTGCAGCCTTTGCTACTAAACTTGCTGTAGATGCAGTTAAAGGTGCTGCAGCAGATGAAAAGGCTTTAGGAGCACTATCTATTGCTTTAAGAAATAACACTAATGCTACAGATTCTGCTATAAAGGCTAATGAACAATTTTTAGATTCTCTTGAACTACAAGTTGCTATTGACAACGAACAACTGATTCCTGCTCTTCAGCAGTTAGCAACAGCAACTGGAGACTTAGCACAAGGGCAAAACTTACTAAGACTTGCCACAGATGTTTCAGCAGCGTCTGGAAAAGATTTATCTGCCGTTTCAATGGCACTTTCCAAAGCAGTAAATGGAAATTTTGGGGCACTTACAAAATTAGGATTACCTCTTGATGCTAATGCTATTAAGGCTAAAGACCTAGGAGCAGTATTAGTTCAATTGGCAAATATAAGCAGAGGACAGGCTGCTGCAGCAGCAAATACTTTTGCTGGCAAATTAGCAATACTACAATTACAGATAAACCAGGTAAAAGACAGAATTGGTATAGCGTTTATGCCAGCACTGACTATACTTGCAACTTATATCAAGACTGCAGTTATTCCTCAACTTGAATACTTTATATTCTTAAATCAATACAAGATGCAGAATGCTCTTGAGGCTACTGTTAAAAATGTTAAAGAAACTGCTAACGCCATTGGAAATATCTATGCAGTAATTAGCGCAGTTAATGATATTTTGCCACTTGGTATTGGTGGATACATTCAACTAGCAGCAATAATGTATGGTGTTGCTAAAGCAGCAATTGCTGTTAAGTTTGCAATGGATGTTGTTGCTGCATCACAACTAAAAATGAGTTTAGTTACAACTTTAAATAGACAAGAACATGCAAAAATCTTTAGAGAACTTAGCAAGATATCTCCTGCAGCCAAACTAGTTGCTGGTGCATTTGGTACAATGAAAGCAGAAGCATCACTTCTATATACATCAGTAAAAACAGCAACTACAGGAGTGATGGCTGGAACAAAAGGAATGGGATTGTTTGCCATTGCTACTAGAGGAGCCAATGCTGCTTTAGTGGCATTTATTGCAACACTTAAAGGCATTGGTGCTTTCCTTGCAAGATATGTAAAGCAAATAGCAGTTGTTCTTGCAATTCTTGGAGCCATTGCTGCAGTAATTGAATTTTTTGACAAAGATCCAGTTAAACTAGATGCAAAAGCACAAGCAGCAGAATATAGTATGTGGTATTCAACTGTTATTAAGGGCTACACAGGAATGGATCATGCTCGTAATGAGTATCTTAGAAAACAAGACGAGATTAATTCTAAGACAAAAGAAGAATTAGAACTTGAAAAAGCACTGGCAGAAATGACTGCCAAGAATGCTAAAGATGATGCAAAAAGAGCAGCAGCAGAAGCAAAAAGACAATCAGTTTTAAATGCACTTAAGAAGATGAGCATCACCATTGGTACTGGTAAGAAGACCATAAAGGGTGTCACTCCAACAAGTACGCTTGATCCAGCAGCACAGGAGGCTATTCAATTTGAGGCTGTTCGTCTTAATTTAGTTAAGCAGAATAACCTTGCTGAGGCAGCACGAATTGCAGCAGTCCTTAAAAGCCGTGATGCCCTAACAGAAGCAAATAAGCAACTTGCTCGTTACAATGATTTGCTTGCAGTACTTTCAGATAAAGTAATCACTTCTGATGAAATAGTTATTCTATCTAAAAAGTGGAATATGACTACAGAAGCAGTACAGTCATACATTCAAACATTAATTGCAGTAGGCGATGGAGTAATTTCAGATGATGAAGTTACTAATCTGGCTAAGGCTTGGGGCAGCAGCAAAGATCAGGCTGCAAGATATCTTGATTTCTTTAATTACCTAAATGATGGTAAATTGTCTGATGCAGAAATTGCTAAGTTACAAGAACGATGGGGTTTGAGTTCTAAAGAAGTTAGAATCTATGCAGATTTAATTACTAAGGCTAGTGATTATGTTCTTAGTGATGCAGAGATTGAAGCCCTAAAGAAGAATTGGGGATTAACAACAGATGAAGTTGTTGCTTACATCAAGAAACTTGGACAGCCAGTAACATTCTCAGGAACACTAATTGATCCTGCTACACAGGCAGAACTAGGTTGGAAGAATGCTTTAGCAGCACTTCAAGCATACCAGGCAGCACTTGCTGGTAAAGGTG